CCATAATCTGCCTTGTGTACCTCGTACTTTGCCTCTACCAGTTTTCCTGTCTGCTGGCTCTTAAAATATTCACTGTACCCTACTGATTTTTTGTTACAGAATACAGTGCGGGTGCTTTCTTCCGGCTTTACTGCAAAGCCGTTTTTATTTACCCTGTTTTCTGCTGTTGTTTCTGCAATAAGTGTTAATTCGTCCAGCCACTCCACCGCTTTACACCCCACTTTCTGCGCTGTCGGTGTCCGTTTCGGACACTTGCGGCGCTGTGTTGTATTCTACTGATAAAGATAAGCGCATTTTAAGTGCGTCGTATGACTTTCTAAATTGTTCCGCAGCATTGTTAAAACCAAACTCTGCCTTGCAATACAGTGTAATTGCTCTGATAATCAACCCGTCTGTCTCTTTTATCACTTTTACGCCGTCGTTTTTCATATCAGCTTTGCAGGCGGCTATACAGTCGTTTATTTCCTCTGTGATTTTCTCACTGGTGCTGCTGATACGCAGCGCCGCCCGCATTTTCTCGGTTAATGTTGTGGTATCTGCTGCCATAGCCTGCACCCTCTTTCTTACTCTTCTATTACTGCTGCTACGCCTGCCTCTTCCAGAACTGCTGCACGTTCTCTGCTTACTGCGTATTCGTCCCCAGTATCCTTAATCTGGTTTAATTCCTTGTCAAGGAAACGGCGCTGTGCTTTTACTTTTACAAGCTCTGTGGCTGCCTCTTCCTCTTCGGCTTTCGCTGCTGCCTCTGCTGCCGCCTCTTCCGCTGCTCTTTTATCCTCTTCTGTAAGCTCGCTTTCGTCCGGTATGTCTACCTCAACCGCTGCGCAGCGTGTAGCAATTTCTTTCTTTGTTCCCTCTGCATCTACACCCAGCTGCTTTGCCAGTTCCTGCAAATCTTCTTTCTTGTAGCTTTCCAGTTCTTTAGCGTCTAAATACCCTTTCATGGTCTACCTCGCTTTCTGGCAGCCAGTGTTTATACACCAGCTGCCTTGTTAATTACACTGCCTCGATTTTCTTTACGACTACAAGGCTGTTTTTATCTACTACCTTGCCGTCTACAAGCATAATGCCCTTTGTAATCTGGTCGTCTGTGTCGTTGTCCTCATACTTCTTTACGCCCATAGAGTAGTTTGTATTAAGCACGTAGTCCTTGAAATTGAAAAGGAATGCAAAAATTGTATCTTTCGCAAGTGTTGCGCTGTAGCTTGCTACGTAATCGCAAAGTACAACTGTTCTGCCTAAAAGCGTTCTCTCCGGCTTTCCAGATGTTCCATAGTTCACTTTTGCGATAGGCTGCCCGTTCTTATCGGTCATGCCTACATACTCCATAAAGGTCTTTTTACTCATGCACCACACAGCGCCATTTTCATAAGCCATAGGTAAAGCACCCTCTGCCTTAATCAAATCGCTGTAAGACGGTGCGGCGCTCTCGATTGTCTGCCCGTCGGCTGGTGTCTCTGCTAAAATTCCTTTCGGTTTTCCTGTTCCGTTTCCGTCAATGATTGCCTGCTCTAACGCTTTTGTCATTGCCTCAACAATATTGTTAATAAGCAGTGTTTCAAAAGCGCTGATTGCCATTGTATCTACTTCCAGAGATACGGCTACTGCACAGCGCAGCTTATGGTATGCAAAAGTAATCATTCCGTCTTTTGCAATATTCTTTTTCTGCTTGTCGCTGCCTACTCCCTCATTTACCCATGTTGCAGTAGGCTTTACAGTAGATACGGGGATAGAAACGCCGCCCTTGTATGCAGTTCTGGTTACAAGGGCTAAAATCATTCCTGTGCTTTCCAGTTTCTCTACAATCTGGTTAAGCACTGTGGTAGGAATAACTGCGCCTACGTCCGTGCTTTTGCTTACTGCATCTGCTCTGTACTCTTTCGGCAGCGCCTCGCCTCTGCACACGTATTTCATAAATGCTTTTCGGTATTCCATACTGCCGTACTTGTCGTCGTTATCGCCCTCTCCTGCTGCGCCCTTGAAATTTCTAAGCACTCTCTGCTGTCCCTCGCCGCCGTTTCCGTCGTCTACATTCTCGCCTGCTGCAATTCTCGCAAGTAAGGCGCTGCGCTTTTCTGCTGCCGCTGTAATCGCCGCTCTTTCTTCCTGCAATGCAGTTACTTCTTTTTCAAGTGCTGTGATTTCCTCTTCTTTCAGCTCTGCCGCTCTTGTGGTAAGCTCTGCCTTAATCTGTGCTAATCTTTCCTCGATTTCTTTTAATCTCATTGTTATGTTTCCTTTCTTGTCTTGGATTTTATAAGCTCGCTCTAATCTTTAGTATTGCTGCCCGCCTCTTAAGCAGCTCCTGCCTCTCCTGCTCGTAACTCCTACTCGCAAAAGCACGGGCGCTTATTTCAGTATCGCCGTTTGCTGGAATGCTCACGGCTGATACATCATAAACTTTCTTGATTTTCAAAATCGTCCTTGTGTGTGTTTCTCTGTCGTAGCTTTCCTCTGCTACGCTAAAAGCCCACGACATTTTATTTATCATGCCTGCCTCTATGTCTTGGTATAGCCCACGGGCTAAATCTGTCTTGCCTAAATCAGCCGCCACCTTAAGCCCTTTATAGTCCGGCTGTAAAATCAGCGTCTTGTTTGACTGTCTGGCAAATACCCTGCCCTCATGGTCGTACTGCATGATAACGTCGCTCATGTCTGCACCGTCTAAAGCGTGTGCGTCTATTCTTTCGTAAATCTTTGTGCCGTCCTCAAATTCATACAGCAAATACGGCGCATCAAACGTAGTGGCGTAACCCTCTACGTAATACTCCGTCTGTATCAATTTCGTTGCACTCTGCGCTGTCAATGGCGCTGCCAGCGCCCTATATTCCCGCTCTTTCTTAATCGGCATTATTTACACCCTCTTTCTCTCCCAGCCCGCCTGCTGGTTTGCCTGCTGCCGCTGGCGGTGTCTGCTGCGGCTCTGCCTGCTGTCCTGTTGCTATGGGCGCTTGCTGTATAATTATCTGTGGCTTTCCATTACTGTTTTGCAGTTCGCTTACCTCTGTATACTCTTTGCGGATATAATACTTTTCCCCGTCCTCAACGTGTGCCATGTTCCATATATCCATAACGCCGTTTCTGTTTAGTAATGCACGGTCAAAAAGCTGCGTGCTTACGCTTAGCTTTGTTGCGTTGCTGGCATATTGCAGGCGGTTTGCTGAAAAGAAAATAGCATTACCGCAAGCTCTTTCTCTCTCGGTAAAACTCATATTTGTCATAACAAGCGATAGCTGTATTGCAAACGGTTCTATTTTCCCCTCGTAGTAAGCATTCCACGTATTTTCATCAAATTTATTTTGTAAAATATCCATGTTTGTACCAAAATGCGTGCATACATTTTCCTGTATATTCTGCATCTGCAATGCGTTTGGCGTGTATGGTTTGCTCTCTACCTGTTTCAGCTCACTAAACTTGTTATCATAAATTATCATGCCGCTATCGTTGTCGGCAGTTAAGTTATCCTCGGTAAAACGCTGTCGCTCTTTCTTTATGTCCTCTGGTTTCAGCATATTTGCCACTTTTGCCAGAAAGCGGATATTTGCAGAATTTTTGACAGCGTTTATAATTCCCTCGTTTTGCGTATGTATCAGCTGCATTGTTGGCTTAAGTGTTCTGTTGTCCTCTCCGAAAAGGTCGTCTGTGTATTCAAAATCTGTCATAATGCCTACACGTTCAAACTCTATAGCTCCATGCTCGCCATTTGCAAACAGATACCGTAAATACACCTGCCCTGCTGCCTCTACGACTTCGCAGCGTTGCGCCCTCAATGGATACCAGCCACAAAGCCGCCCGTACTCGTCCTCGATAGGTATAATAAAAGCGGTGTGTTCCACCGCTACATACGTTGCCAGACGCTTAATAAATTTTGTTGTGTCCATAAAATAGTTGGGCTTATGCTGTAGTGTCTTTTCCAGTGACTTAAGGGCGCTGCCCTCAATCTCTGGCTTAAGTTTACTGCAATGTGTCGCAAAGCTGTTTACTGCCGTTCTGGTTAAATCCATTTCATATACGCCGCCGTTATAACTGGTAAACGTCGGGCTGTATCCGTTCAGCATTTTAAAATAGCTGTCGATATATCGCAGCTCTTTACCATGAAAAAGATAATCTAAAAATTTCATGCCGTTTACTCTCCTTTCTATGCGGCATTTTTAAGCAGCTCGCCGCACTCTTCCCAGTATTTCTGCCGCACGGTCATTGCATCTATGACAGATACAAAGCCGTCGATATGCGCCCGCTGCTCGATTTTTATAGGTCTGAATTTTCTTGTTTCCATGTTGTGCTTAAGCGCAACATTTAAGAAATGTGTCTTTAGTAAATTGTTGTCGGCTATCTTAAAATCGCCGTCTTTTATGATGCCCTCAAACTCCCTTATAACTGGTGTAAGGTTTTCGCCTTGGTAAACGTCGTCCATGTGAAAACCATAATTTGCCATATCGGTAATAAGGTACTGGGCGCTGTATCTGTCGTAGCCGATTTTTAAAGGTCGTATTCCGTAATCTTCCAGTAGCATAGTAAACCAGCCGTAAACGTCGTGGTAGTCTACATAATTCTCGCCGCTTAAGGTTATCAGCCCCTTTTTAACAAATATGTCATACGGCACGCCGTCCGTAGCCTGTAAGTATTCCAGCCTGCCCCGTGGCATAAAGAACTGCGTAAACGCATACAGTGTGCCGTCTTTCTGAATAACCACACTGGCTGCCGTTAAGTCCGTTGTCTGGCTTAAGTCAATACCGCCCACTGCGTAGCAGTCCCTAAAGTCCTCTAAGGTCTTTTCTACTCCGGCGTTCTCTACTGTCTGATATTCCAGCCATGCAATAGAGCTGTTCTGCTTGATATTGCAATACTTTGTAAGGAACTCTGCTTTTTTACT